GCTGCGTCATAAGGAGAACTACCTTTGTATCCTACAACATAGAAGTGGTTAGCTTCACCACCACCAGAAGCAGCATAAGGATCGATGTATACTCTGTACTTACCATTGATTGTACCAGCAAATGTGTTACCAGTGTCATCAACGTTTAAGTTAGCATTAAGTGCTGGAGTGTAATCAAGTACACCAGCCATTGTTAATGCAGAAGCAACGTCAGCGGAAGTAACGATAATGTTACCCTTTCCTCTACGAGTTCTTTGTGCAATTGCGTTTGCATCTCTTTCTATCTGGAATAGAAGTCCTTTGAACTTCTCAACTGACCATCTTCCGTTTGAGTCGGTGTCTAGGTCAAATGTACCAGCAGTTGTTGTGTTTGCTTGAGCACCTGACTCAGCAACTTTATAGATTGTACGAACAACTTCTCTGTTAATTTCAGCAAGTATCTCAGTTGAAAGAATATTTGCTAACTCGGCCTCAGCGTTCAATCCGTGGATTGCCTTAAGGTCTTGAGCAAGTTCTAATGAGTACTCTGCTTTTAGCGCTCTGGATTTAGCAGTAACAGTGATTTTCTCGATTGAGAAAGCCATTTCACGGAAGGCGTTAGAACCTGTACCGTCAAGTGCTTCTGAATCACCTGTATTCATACCTTGACCAACGGAGTATAGTGCCTGAGCAACGTCTCCTGATCCAAGTACGGATGGGTTTGTTCCCTGCTGTGGGCCAGTAGAACCGAAACCAGCGTTACGATCTGTAAATCCGCCAGTAAGGTCTTGTCCCTTATCCTGAGTAGAGAATGTTGAATCAACTTCATCGAAGAATGTTTCTGTACCACTCTGTGAAGTTTGTCTAGATCTCATTGCGAAAATGAGTCCAGTTGGGCCGTTCATTGGTTGAACGCCACAGATGTCGTATGCCAACAAGTTAGGCATTGAACGACGAATAAGACTGATTAAAACGGGGTCGAAACCAGCAACTGGGCCACCAGCTGTAGCACCACCACCAAATCCACCTCCAGCACCAGCAGCATTACCTGCGTTAGTGATTTCGTTTAATTGGCCTGGTGTACCTTCGTATAGAAAGTCCCTTTCTTCTCTAAGGAATCTCTCTTGGTTTTCTAGCAAGACTGCGGTTACTGCTTTACGATGAGGATCTTTGATTTCATCAAGTCCATCATGATTAAGTAGTGGCGACCACTTCTCTTGCAACTGTTCTGAGTTGAACATTTTGCTTTTTTAGTAATGTGAGTTTGTGTTTAATATGATATTAAATTCACTTTTTGACCGAATTTAGAACACTCATGTAATGAGCCATTGCACCAGAGTAATCTTGTGCTTGTGTCTCTTCATTGAGTACTTGTTCTGAGGTCTCTTTCTGAACACTCTGTCCAAAGTATGACTCCTTTAGAGTCTCCAGTTTTTCACGATATGATTCTTCACTTTTAAACTCAACACTTTCAGCAAGTGTTGCGAGCTTTTCTTTCTGAGTAGCCGCAAGGCCTTCAGAAACATCAGAAACGATAACGTCTGCAGTTGACTCAGCGAGTCTCTTGTTTAGTCCTACATTTCTCTCAATTTGCTCATTGAGTTTAGTCTCCATTTCATCAAGTTTATCTACCATGTTCTCGACGACATCGTATTTATCTTCAGGGATTGATACATAATGTTCTTCAAATAGGGTTTTCATTCCTGTTAGGAAGGATTCAGTCATCTCTGACTTCAATCCGTTCTCAACAGATAACTTATTAGCCTTGAGCCACTCATCAGCGACGTACTCAAGGTATCCATCAACTCTCTCAACAAGAGCTGATTTTACTTCAGTAATTTCTTCAACAATTTTTTCTTCGTTTGCTTTCTTGAGTTCTTCCTCAATAGTAGCAACTCTTGCATTGATTGATGCTTCAAAAATTGTTCTTGCTTTGTTTTGGAACTCTTCTGATAGTTCCTCTCCAGAAAATAGAGCACTCATATCTTCTTCGATATCAAGTTCAGGTTTCTCTGAAACTTGCTCTTCAGAAACTTGCTCTTCTTCTGCAACTACTTCACCTTCTGATTCAGATTCTTCTTTTTTTGTTCCAACCATAGGCATCGCTGGTTTTGCGCCTTTGTTGACAACATTAGAAACTGTTTTGAGTTCTCCTGTTTTTAGTTTAGAAGAATCATCATCTGGTTTGTAATTTTCGGGAGTAGGGCCGCCAAGATCTTCGTAGGAACCTGCAACGGACGTATCCATTGGCATTCCTGGCTTTGCATTAGCATTAACCACAGTTTTGGATTGCGTGGTGCCTACTTCCATTTCGTTTAAATCTTTTCCAACGGACATCGTTTTTGCTCTCCGAAATTAAAACTTTATATTAGTGTAAATCTATACTTATTTAGAAAAGTTACAAATTAAAGATTTTTGAGAAAATCTTGGAATAACTTTATCTTCTTCTCTTGCAACTGCCGACTACTAGCAAGAGTGTTTATTTGTTTGTATGTTTTTGCAGCGGCTTGTTCACGAAGAACTCCACCGTCCCAAACCCAACTCTTTCCTTCCATGATTCCATCTACAAATGCATCTGGAGGCG